ACTTACTGCTGAAGTAAATGCATTGAGGGTTAAGGTAGAGTTCCTTGAGAAAGAGAATGACCGATTAAAAAGTAGATGACAAGTCCAAAGCTAAATGATGACAGTAGCTTATCCATTAACATCAAGTGGCTTATACAGATTGTTATTGGAGTAGGTACTGCTGTGTATCTATACTTTGGTTTAGAGAACAGAATAGCTACTAATGAAGATGAAATATCAGGATTAAGGTTCAATCAGAATACCTATGTATTTCCTGATATTAGAACACTAGAATCAGAGGTGATAGATTTTAAGTTAGAGAGGGAACGAATCAGAAAAGACATAGCAAGACTAAACGAGAAAATCAATGAGTAAGAAACCATTTAAAGAAACTAAAGTTGGTAAGCTACTAGGCAAGGTCGGAGGACTATTGCCAGAGAGCGGTGTTTTAGGCGTTTTAAAGGAGGTTATAGACACAGATGATACTCTAACACCAGAAGAAAGAGAAGAGGCGCACAATGCACTCCTAGAGGCTTATAAAGCAGAAGTATCAGATAGAGAGTCTGCAAGAAGTAGAGAGGTTGAGGTTGCTAAGGCAGGAGGCAAAGATTGGCTCTTTAATATAACAGGGTTAGTAGGTCTAGGAGCATTTGGAGTGATTATCTGGGCTATACTAGCATTAGATATACCAGAAACTAACAAGGAACTTTTTTACCACTTAATCGGGATTGTAGAAGGCGTTAGTCTCTCAATTTTCGGGTACTATTTTGGAACGTCAATGAAGGACGATAAGAAATGAAATTAACAGCACACTTCAGTAAAGACGAGTTTGATTGCACAGACGGTAGTGAAATGCCGTTTGAGGTGCTTAACAACGTAATAGAAGTAGCTAATAACCTAGAAGTACTCAGAGCGCACTTTGGTGCGCCTATAACCATCAATAGTGCCTACAGAAGTCCTGTGTACAACAGAAGTGTAGGCGGAGCTGTAAACAGCCAACACTTAGGAGGAAAAGCAGCTGACGTTGTAATAGACGGAGTAACACCAGATGAAGTAGCTGACGCTATAGATTTCTTAATAGAGGTCGGTCTAATGAAAGAAGGCGGTCTAGGACGCTATGATACTTTCACTCACTACGATATTAGGGGAACTAAGGCTCGGTGGGATTACCGAACATAATTAGGGCCTTACACTACTAGTAACTTTCGAGCCGCTTTAGTGCGGCTCATTTCGTTGGCAAGCCACATAGTGAAGGCGAAGTTACTACTTTTTTTTGATAAAGTCAAGTAAAAGTACCAAACACCCCCTAAATGGAAAATAAAACTATAATATGGTAGGAATATATACAGGAATCTTGTATATTTGAATCATCATTCATAATGGTAGATTTTTAGTTAGTTAATTAGTCAAGGGGAGGAGTTAAACTATTTTGGATTCTGGTGCGACCAACCTCCCCAAGATTAAAGAGATGACAAAAGAAGAAGAGCTAGATAGAGAAGGACTGAAGGTGTTAAGGTGGTCTATGTTTGATTCACCTGATAAGAAAGGGTCTGGCTATATGTTTATGGAGAGAGAACCTGTAGTAGCACTAGATAGAGCTGCACATTATTATACATACATTCCAAATGTTATACTCGGTTACACATCTAAATACATTGCTGATAAGCTTGGTTTGGTTAGCGATAACCCTCACCGCATCGGTAAAGCTGTTCGGATTAGGTGTGTCGGACCTAAGAAGCGTCTTAAACTCGTTCGTTCGCTTATGGAGCAAGGGGTTCAGAGATTTGCTTTCGATAGGGAAACTGTTTATTTTGATACTGACGAAATGAGGCCCCCTTCTATATACCTTTGGTAACAATTTCCTTTCTTTCCTGAATCTGTTGTTGATTCGAGAGGTCGCCCTAAAAAGCGGCCTCTTTTTTTGTGCACAACTTGTGTATGTCAATTACATATTGTAGCTTGCACTTATAAATCAACAATACAATGAAAAGAAACTACAGAAGTAATCAGGGGAGAAACCCCGACAGACAAGAAGTAAGGACTATGGCTATATTCGCTACATTCGTTATAGCCATACTATCAGTAATCTTTAATTTACTAAGACTATGGATTCTCCAGTAATAACCCTGTTTAAACAACTTAAAGACGCTTATGAGCAAGAAGCAAGAACTCGTGGAAGATTGGACATCAAAAAAACTCAACCTGATAACGGGTTGGAGACAAGACTACTTGATGCGCAAGGAAGAGATATTACGCCAAAAAAGATGGCAACAGAATTTGGAAGATAGAAAATAATGTTTATATTTGTTAAAAATCATACGATATGTCAACAGAATCATTAACATTCAGAGAGAGGCTATCTGCTGTGCAGACACAGTTGAAGGCCCCAAAAAATCAGTTCAACGGCTTTGGTAAGTACAACTACCGTAATCAAGAGGACATCTTGGAAGCGGTAAAGCCATTACTATCTAAGTATGGCCTTGCGTTAAAGTTGAGTGATACTGTAATCGAACTCGGTGGTGTTTTGTTTGTTGAGGCTAGAGCTTCCGTCTGGGATAGTGACGGAACTTTAGCTGAAACTACTGCACAGGCAGGAATTGATGTCGACAAGAAAGGTATGGACCTATCACAAACTTTTGGCTCTGCTAGTAGCTACGCCAGAAAGTATGCGTTAAATGGTCTGTTCTTGATTGACGATACCAAAGATGCTGATGCAACAAACAATCACGGAAAGGCTGCTCCAGAGCCTAAGAAGGTAAAGGAAAGTTTACCTAAATCAGGAGAGAAGTTTGAATCTGCAAAGAAGTACCTGCAGAACGGAGGGACTATGGAGCAGATTAAACAGAAGTATAGTGTAAGTAAACAAGTAGAACAATTATTAATTAAGTAAATTATGGGAGCAATCATTCGCTACAGTTTAAACCTAGACAAGTTAGACAAGTCTAAGGTTATCAAAGGGAAAAAAGGAACGTACTACGACCTTACCCTAACGGTTAATGACGAGATTAGCCAATTTGGTGACAACGTATCTGTTTATGATACTCAGTCAAAAGAAGAGCGTCAAGCAAAAACGCAACGCAACTACGTTGGAAATGGCAAAGTTGTCTGGACCGACGGTACTGTAACTGCTGTACTTTCAGGTGAGCAGGCACAGCCAGCATCAGTAACAGAAGATGTTAGTGACCTACCATTTTAAATAAACCAGTCAAAGGGGGCTTCGGCCCCCAAAGACATAACATTCGAGAGTATGAAAACTTCAGCACAGACACTAGCCTTAAAGAAGGCTCACAGAAAGGGATATCACGTTACTAAGTCAGGGATATTATTAGACAAGAACGGAGATGCCGTTAAGACCTCAATCAGTAAAGATGGGTATAAGTACTTCACCTTTAAGTTCGTAAGGAGCGGTGAAGAGATATACAGACAAGTTCACGTTCATAGGCTTCAGGCTTATGGAAAGTACGGGGATTCATTTATAAAGAAAAACACTCTAGCTAGACATCTAAACGGAGATAAGCTAGACAATTCTTACAACAATATCTTTATAGGGAACGCTGCTGACAATAGAGAAGATTTCCTTAGGGTGTCTAAAGGAAGACGCTCCAAGACGGTCACATTCTACAAGAAGAGCTTTGGAAGATACGAGTTGTTATTAAAGAAGAGAATAGTGGACTAATACAAGGGGCTTCGGCCCCTTTTTAAACCAACAACAATGCTTACGGAAAAACAGGAAGAAACCATCCTCCTTATGGAGATGATGGAGGAAGAGTGCTATATTGACCCTAATGAAGAGATAGAACACCCTCCAGTAGCTATAAGCTACAAAGAACATTCGTACAAGACTGGTGACGGATTTAAGTCTTATCCTACACCTATAGGAACCTATGGTAACTTTAGTTTTATTTACTCGGCTCCTAAACACAAAAAGACTTTTTTAGTTAGCTTATTATCAGCTGCTTACTTAGGAGGTAATTCTAGTAAGTTTACTGGAGCTATAAAAGGACATAGAGATGGCAAGAGTTTATTTCACTTTGACACCGAGCAAGGACGTTTTCACGCCCAGCGTGTCTTTAAGCGACCACTACAGATGTCTGGAGTGGACAGTAGCTGTTACAGGACTTACGGACTTAGAAGCAAGAACCCTAAAGAAAGGTTAGCTTTTATAGACTATAAGATAAAGTACGCTGACAATTTAGGCGTAGTAATCATTGATGGTATAGCCGACCTAATCAATGATGTTAACAACATAGACGAGGCTAATGCTGTGGTACAGAAGTTGATGTATTGGACTGAAACATACAACATCCATATCATTACTGTAATACACAGCAACTGGGGTTCTACTAAACCTACTGGCCACTTAGGTAGTGCGTTAGAGAAGAAGGCAGAAACCCAGATATTGATAGAACGAAACGAAACAGACCCTAGCTTAATGAATGTTAGGTGTAAGGCTAGTAGAAGCAGAAGCTTCGACAACTTTAGCTTCTTTGTGAATAACGCAGCGTTGCCAGAGATAGCCGACAATGATATAGATATAATTGATATAATAGGTGGAAATAAAGCTAAACATACCGCTAAAGCCAATACCGCACCAGTCGGTGAGAGTAACCAAACGAGGGCATACTTATCAGCCTAAGAAGATTACCGACTATAAGAAACAAGTTCAAGAAGCCGTCAGGGAACAACTCCCTGAGGGCTTTTGTTGTATTAAGGCGGACACCCCAATAGCGGTCACTCAGCTTCATTATGTGTTTGCTTACCCTAAGAGTATGCCTAAGTATAAACAAAATTCTTCGTATATTCAGTACAAGGTAACTAAACCAGACCTACACGATAATTTAAATAAAGCGTTGTTTGACGCACTAGAAGGTGTATTATGGGAAAGGGACCAGAACGTAGTCGCAATGGACGGAGTAAAAAAGTACTACGGAGAAAGCGACGGAATAATATTAAATATACAATGCTTGAACTCTTAGCAAGAAAACACAACCTGTGGATTAGTATGGTACTTGGCTTCGGCTGCGACTACGACACAGCTCAAGATATAGTACAGTCTATGTACCTGCGTATGAATAAGTACATCAAAGACGAAGGTAGAATAATGTACAAAGACGACGAGGTAAACCGCTTCTTTATATACGTCACCCTCAAGAATATGTACCGAACGTATGTTAGTGCAGAGAAAAAGTTTGTTTGGTATGAAGTCAGAGAGGATGATGCTATAGATACTGAGATGATGGAGGGTGCTTTTGATGAAGCTATGGAGATTGCATTTCAGACGCTTGTAACGAGGATTGAGGGTGAGATGAAGACTTGGCATAGGTACGACAGGATATTGTCTGAGAAGTACCTTAAAAGCGATTACAGCCTAAGGGATATAGCAAACGGCTCAGGAATTAGTTTGACTAGCATATTCAACTCAATGAGGGAGAACAAGAAGATATTGAAAAAGAAGTTCGGTGAGGACTGGCAGGACTTTAAAAACGGAGATTATCACTTAATATAAAACTATGGATAGTATTAGTAAATACGAAGAAAATCAAGAGTACTATGAAAACTTGGACAAGCGTACTAAAGAGTACAAGAAGTTCTCGGAATGGAAGGCGAACTACAATGCCGCATCAGAGGGCTTGGGCGACAGCATTGAAAAGGTTACTGAAGCCACAGGAATCAAAGCAGCAGTTGAGTTCTTAGCAGGAAAAGACTGCGGATGCGATGATAGGAGAAAAAAATTGAATGTGATATTTCCCTACAATAAGCCAGAGTGTTTGCGTAAGGATGAATATGACTTTCTGGTGGACTTCTACTCTAACCCTATGTCAACCATTTCTGGACCAGACAAGGTAAGGCTTATTGGAATATACAACAGGGTATTTAAAACCAATAAGAAGATTACTTCTTGCGGACCCTGCTTGAAGTCAACCTATGACCAACTGAAACAATATTTTGATTCGTATCAGTAAAGAGCAACAGCTATTTGATTGGCTAAAAGAGAATGCATACCCAGACCTGCTGATGGCTAAGAATCCCGTTAGCAGGTGGGATTGCTATTCTCCAGCAACAAGACACCGTATAGAGCTTAAATGCAGGGATAAGCACTATGACGACCTTATGGTCGAAAAGAAGAAGTACGATGCTGTTGTCAATGAATGTAACAAACACCTAGACGTTCCTATCTACATCAACAGCACACCCAAAGGAATCTTTAGGTTTAATATGCTTGAACACGATGGTTTCTGGGAAGTTAGGTATATGCCTAAGACTACGCAGTTCGCCAACAACAACTTCATTACTAAAGACGTTGGCTACTTTCATACCAAAAATGCTGACATTTTGTTAAAGTAATTTGTGTTATTCACATTTTGTTCCTATCTTCGTATAGAATTTAAAATGTAATCTATGCAAATTGATGTTAAAGTCACTCGGCTTCCGAAGGACGTTAAGAATGACAAGAACTTGTACGATGTCAAACTAAAGACCTACAAGCAAGAAATCTCAGGTAGATTTGAGCATTGGGAACTTAGGTATCTAATCCAACAGATTGATAATGCCATCTACTAGAAAACAGAAGCCAGTATTCTCTGGCGTACTCAAGTACTTTCCTGATGCTATTATGGAGGTTGCTAGATGCTCTTGGGCAGGTAACCAGCAGCATCACCCAGACAAACCTTTGTTTTGGGATAGAGATAAGTCCAATGACCATTTAGATGCTTTAGCACGTCACCTTATTCAAGCAGGTGAGATTGACGATGACGGAGTGCTCCACTCTGCTAAAGTAGCTTGGAGAGCGTTAGCGAACTTACAATTAGAAATAGAAAAATCACAACAAGATGCCATTACCAAAACCAACAGCTAATGAAACTCAAGAAGAGTTTGTTAGCAGATGTATGTCAGACAAAACTATGGTCGTAGAGTACAAACGTCAAGACCAAAGATTAGCTGTGTGCTATGTAACTTGGAGAGATAGAAACAAGAAATGATAGACAAACTAGCTAAAAATCAAAAAGACCTTGTGTATGATGCAGCTATATTAGAGCTTGCTGGGTCTATAGCAGAAGCCCTGAAAAAGAAACCTAGCTCTAAGCTAATATCTATGAGCAAAGCTGTCACAGATATCGTCTTCTATGTAACTGACCTTAGGCTGGAGCGTTACACTTACGATGAATATATGAGAAAGCGTTTGATTAACGAGATTGAACTAAAAGAGAAAGTAAAAGAATTAGAACAAGAACTATATTCCTATGAAGATAACACTATTGAACGGAGAGCAGATTTCGAAGCCGACGCTGCTGTCGAAGATGCAAGATGATTCGTACTACTACGGACATCTAGGCAAGCACGCTTTAAGCAGCTCGTCACTAAAGAAATTAATCCAGTCACCTAAAGCCTACAAGGCTTCTCTGGTTCAGTCTGAGAATAGCCAAGCCCTTCGAGATGGTCGTCTTGTACACTTATGTGTGCTTGAGCCTCACAAGGTAAAAGACCTTACTATACTAGAAGGAACTAAAGCTAGAAAGGAATTTAAGGAAGCGTCAGCTGAATTAGGTTCAGAGATGGTTTATACTCAATCAGAGATGGAGTCAGCCTTCTGGATAGCCGAAGCGGTCAAGACTAACAACGAAGCAAGTTTTCTATTAGAAAACTGTAAGTACGAAGTTGCTGGTGCTGATATGATTGATGGACTACCTTTCAGAGCAAAGGCAGATGCCTTGAGTAACGATGGTACTACAATCATTGACCTAAAGACTACAAGCAGTATAGGTACGGATGGAGAGGACTTCTACTGGTCAGCAAAGAAATTTATGTATGCATTGCAAGCTGCATTGTATATGCACATCTTCGGAGCTACAGAGTTTATCTTCTTGGTTATAGACAAGAATACAAAAGATATTGGTATATTTGATTGTAGCAGCGAGTTTCTGGATTTAGGTCAGAATCAAGTTGCTCAAGGTATAGAGGTGTACAAGCAGTACTTCACTACGCCAGACTCAAATAACCTAATCAATAATAATGTTATACGAAGAACTCTTTAAATACGACGGCAAGAACGAAAAAGAAACAGGCGACCACTTCTACATAGCTACGCTTATGTATTGGCTGTTGAACAACGAACTAGACATCTTCGATGAGGTTCTAATCTACTTTCAAGATAAGGAGCAGTATTTAGTTTGTCACGGAATCAACAGAGCAATAGAGAAGATAGAAGAAACTATCGAGCGTAGGTTCGATGAAGCAGCCTCAGAGGCTGAGAACGAAGAAGAGAAGGTCTATTCCGTTGAAGAGTACAAGAGAGTAAGTAAAGAAATTTTTAAAGATATATTACTAGAGATTTATGAATCGCAGATTGAAAATGCTAAAGAACGAGGTTGAGAACAGAGTAGGTCACAGTATAGACACTAAGACCCAGAAAAGACATTACACTTATGCCAGAGCGGTGTATTGTAGAGTTGCTAGAGATATGAGCAACGGAACAATCACACATAAAGAGATAGGTGAGTCTATGAACAGGGACCATAGTACCGTACTCCATAACCTAAGTGTTATATTCCCATTTGCAATGCGTGAGGCGACGTTTAAGGAACTTTACGAAGACTTGAGTCTTATGTTCCAACCAGAACAAGAAAGTCCCTTATATGAGCTAGAATCGTGTAAGACAGAAGAGTTGCTTAAGAACAGAATACACAAGTTGATAGAGCAGAACAAAATCTACCGAACTAAGTTCAGGTTAATGGAAACTGCTGACAATATGTTCGGTCCATTATATGAAGACCTTAGTCACGAAGAACTCAAGGAGATTTATGACAAGCTAAACATAATGGTCAAAGCTATCAAGACTAGAGTCTATAGATAATGCCAAGAATAAAAAAGAATCAATTTCAGCTAGGTAGCCCTAAGGGTGAGAATCCGATAAAGGAAATGTCTTGGTGTATAAGCAAGCACACTTATGTTAGCTGTATTCCTGAAGCCGTCAAAGAGAATGGTTATTATAGGCAGACCAATAGGTATGCACTTACTATAAGACAAGGACAGAACTACAGACAGAGTGATTTTATATACACAAAGGACAACATCCAAGATGCTATCCTAGATACGTACAGAGAAATATACAAAAGGAACTATGGCAAAACGACAGAAGAGTAATGAAATCAGAAGTACCGACGGCAGGAAGCATAACAAGCGACTGCCGTCAAAGGTAGAACTAAGAGGCAAGGTTACTTCAAAGCCAGCTCGTATGAACGATGCTAAGAAGAAACTGCTTCCTAAGATAGCGGAGAGCGTAGCAATCAAAAGTCTAGGAGGAGCTGCTGGAATCTTTGAGCAGTTGGCTGAGGTGATTAAGTCTACGGATTCAGATGCTGTAAAGCTAAATGCTATCAAGATGTATTTAGAGCATTTGGAGAAGGGCGAGGTAAATCACACGCCTAGCAAATCAGCACCTACTATTAACTTCTCTTTCAATAACCAACCAGACGATACTACAATAGATATAACTCCAGAAGAGGATGAGTCAAGTACAACTGAATGAGAAATACCAAGCACTATTCAAAGACCCTAGCAGGTACTTTGTAGTTACTGGTGGTCGAGGTTCTGGTAAGTCTTTCGGTGTAGCTGTATTCTTATTGAGTCTTACTTATGAAGAAGGGCATAAGATACTGTTTAGCCGTTATACGATGACCTCAGCACAGACTTCTATTATCCCTGAGTTCGTAGAGAAGATTGACCTTATGGGTGTCCAAGATGACTTCCGTATCACTAAGGATGAGATTATCAATCTCACCACTAAGAACTCTATTATCTTCAAGGGTATTAGAACTTCATCAGGAAATCAGACCGCAGCCTTGAAATCCTTAAATGGAATCACTACCTTTGTACTCGATGAGGCAGAAGAACTTATTGATGAGGATACGTTCAATAAGATTGACTTATCGGTCAGGGTGCAGGATAGGCCTAACAGATGTATTCTTATTCTTAACCCTACCACTAAGGAGCATTGGATATACCAACGCTGGTTTCAGAATGTAGGAGTGCCTGAAGGCTGGAACGGTCAAGAGGGCAACTGTACTTATATTCATACTACCTATATGGACAACAAGGAAAACCTTTCTGAGTCGTTCATAGAGCAGGTACAAGAGATGAAGCTAAAGCGTCCAGACAAATACCAGCACGCTATACTAGGTGGCTGGTTGAGTAAGGCAGAGGGTACTATCTATAAGAGATGGAAGGTAGGTGATTACCAACAGACAGAGCTAACTTGCTTTGGACAGGATTTTGGTTTCTCTACTGACTTAACTACTCTGGTGCAAATTAGTGTAGATGCAGATAGTAAGACGATGTGGGTCAGAGAATGTTACGGACAGAAAGGATTAACTACGTCGGAGATTGCTAGAAAGAACAGACAGTTCTGTGGTATAGACCTTGTTGTCTGTGATAGTTCAGAGCCTAGACTAATATCAGAGTTGAAGTCTATGGACCTAAACATCAGACCGACTATCAAGAAGTCTGGCTCTATCTTGTCTGGTATTGCACTTATGCAAGACTACGAGATAATAGTAGACCGTAGCTCTCACGGTATAATTAGAGAGCTGAATAACTATATATGGCAAGAGCGTAACGCTAAACCTATAGATAGTTTTAATCACTTTTTAGATGCCACTAGGTATGCCCTGCAATACTTGGTACAAGGCAGAAGTTTAGGCAGGTATGTAATACGATAGAAATGGAAAAATTATTAGCAGCTAGAACAAGCAGAGAATTAGCAAACGTACTTGGAGTAACGCACGCAGACGTGATAGACTTTTTTAAAGTGCTTGAATACGAAACTAAGACAGCAAGAAGACTGTACTTACCAGTAGAAACTCACGATGACGCAGGAGTGTATTTAAATAGAATGCCCCTAATGTTCCGTATTCTTGCATTAGATACTTTTGTAAAGCAAGGTCAGATAAACCACAGGGACTTTGTTTCAACTGGGTCTTTAATATAGGACCCTTTAATGCAGGAGGGGTTGGTTAATTACAATACTTTCTGTATATTTGTATTGTCGAACATTACAACGCTCTTGTTGTGAAAAGCTGGTGAAGAAAAGTAGCCAGCTTTTTTTTGTTCGCTCTTTAACGTAGGAGGGTGGCTCTTTAATGCAGGAGGGTTACTCTTTAATATAGGACCCCCCCTCTTTAATATAGGAGGGGTATCAGACCCCCATTCAGGGCCGTTCTGGGTCTTGCCAGAGGCCGAAAATCGACCCATTTTGGACCATTTTCCGCTATTTTGTCCTATATGTTTCCTATATATGTCCACTATCGTACCTACGATTGTTTTATTTGTCCTACGATTTTTTTGCCTGTCTGGGCCTCGATTTTTGCAAATATCGCAATAATTAGGACTTATTCCATAGGATTTTGAGGATTTTTTAGTGATTTCGCCATTTTTTACTGGAAAATATAGGAAAAATAGGCCCTTTCTTTGAGAATATCGCAATTTAGCCCCATTTCCTTATATATACCTATTATTGAATGGCTGCCGCACTGAAGCCCAGCCGTAAATCATTTAACTAATTGAAAATCAGTACATTATGAAACAAATGAAAACAATTTTTGCCCTGACTGCTATGCTGTCATTTAATTATCTAGCTGGAGCTGTAGTATTTGCGGCCCTCCAGCATTACGGACTAAGCCAGATAGCCGAGCTCTTTCCAGAGATGGCTCTAGGCTTTCCTATCCTAGTGGCTCAGCTGGCCGCTATCAAATACGCTAACACTATTAAAAATTCACTAATCTAAATTTCTACTATTATGAGTAAGCAAATCAAATCACTAGACTTTCAACAATCATTCGTAAATCAGATGGCGGAGTTCAGCCGCTCTGTAGCTCTGAGCTACGGCTACTCTGAAGACTGGTGCAGCGTATCCGCTGACCGCCTAGAGCTATGGGAGGACCCTAGCGACCTAAGCCAGTACTGGCGCATAGCTTTATTAAGAGGCTCTAAGACTATCGGCTATAAGATGTACACAGCGGACGGCTGTAGGATATTAGCACAGGACAATTACGGCCGCCCACTGGTGCACAGAGATAGCAGAAGCTTATTTATCTCTGCTATAGACCATTCTGGGCTCTGGGGCTACGAGCTGAATCGTAGATTTGATAAGGAGCTATCAATATGCAATCACTTATATTCTGGGAATGGAGCTCTGGACTATTCGACCCTAGACTACTGCGGTGACTTTAAATTCAACGACCCAGAAACGGCTACTTTCTTGCCAGCTGGAAAGCCAGCCTTAAAGGACTGCACCACTGGCGAAAACTGGGGCAAGATGCACCAGAGCCAGAAAATAGGGAAAGCTGTCCGCTATGTGCTGGACTGCTGCGGCCTAATGTATCAGGACCAGCATATTGAAGCTGTGGTAAATTATATAAAGGCGGCAAATACGCCGCTGGAGTTTTTGTATAGCAGCCAGACAGGCGAGAATATATCAGATGTTTACGATACGGAATCAGCGGAGGGGAACGGCTCGCTCAACTCTAGCTGTATGAGAGGTTATGGAGAGTACTACGAGGACCTAGACAGCTGCCCAGATGTAGAGGTGATTTATACGCTGGACCCAGAAAGCCGATTGACTAGCCGAGCTCTGCTGTGGACCACTAGAAAGGGCTCTAAAGTACTTGATAGGATATACGGCTCAGATAGTACAATCGAAGCCTATAAACAGCTGGCGAATGAGAAAGGCTGGTATCACAAAGAATATCAGAGCTACGATAGCACCAGACAATTTATCAATCCAGATGGTGAGGCTATCCGCTCCAGCTTTGCTATTAGCTGCGATATGTTCAATAGCATAGAAAACAGCCGCTGCCCATATATGGATACGTGGAAATTCTACAGCGTAGAACAGGGGATTTTAACCAACGATTTAGATTTAGCCAACGAATATGGAGGCTCAGTATATGAGCTAAGATGCACTAGCGGAGAAGCGGAGCTGTACTAAAAATTGGTGATCTAGTGAAACGGCTGCGAGGCCGCATAAACACTGACTTTATTAACTATTAATTTATTATTATGAACACTACACTTTTGACAATTTTAGAAACCCAGACAGAAAGCTATAATACTAAAGCGATGGCCGATACTATGGCGGCTCTGCTGCTTAGCTCTGGGGCTACCATAGAAACCGACAAAGCTGGCAATTTATTTGCCACTAAAGGAGCTCCACCAGCTGGCCAGTTTTACCCTTGTATAGCTGCACACCTTGACAGCGTGCACGATATTATTCCAGAGGGCCGCTATCATATCCTAGAGCTAGGCGGCAAAGCTTTCGCGATGGACAGCCAGACGCTCCGCTTCGCTGGAGTAGGCGGCGATGATAAATGCGGCCTGTATATAGCTCTACAGGTTTTACGCTCTGTTCCTTTCTGTAAGGTGGCTCTGTTCGTAGATGAGGAGGTGGGCTGCGATGGTTCTGGCGTTGCTTCGCTGGACTGGTTCGCTGACTGCGGCTATATCCTACAGAATGACCGCAGAGGCTACGCCGACAGCGTCCGTACTATTATGGGCAGCCGCATAGCGTCCGACAGTTTTATAAATGCAGTGGAGCCCATCAATCGAAAATACCAGCGGAGCTGGTGCGATTCTGGAGGCTTAACAGATGTATACACTTTAGCCACTAGAGGGCTGGAGCTGTCTATGCTAAACTTGAGCTGCGGCTATTATTTACCCCACCAGCCAGAGGAGTATATAGATATTGCAGAGCTCGAAGCTGTGCTACGTTTTAATATCGAGGTGGTCCGAAAGCTAGGCGGCACCAGATACGAGAACAAGGCCGAGCGGACCAGCTACGGCTATGGCGGATACTATAGCCACCACTGGAGCGAGCCAGCAATTAAATCAGCTATAGACCCAGAGCCAGACGCTGAGCCCAGCTGCGACTACTGCAAAGCTGAGAATAATCTAGAGCTGGATAGCTGGGGCTGGTGGTGCCATAACTGCGGCGGCTACAGCTACAGGCCAGACCGATATACAGAGGAGGATACAGCCAGCATAGACTGGCCAGAGTGGGACGAATAGCCCACCAGAAACCAGAGCGGCCCTAGTGGCCGCTTTTTTTATATCTCATAGCCAGCAGAAACGCTGGCTTTTTTATTTTAAGCCACTTTCTCGCCTATTGCTAGGGTCTTATATAGGAGCTCCGCAGAAAGTCCAGCAGAGGGCTTCTAAAGTAGCTCTACGGCTGTGCTGGTTTTTTTCTAAGTGTCTGGAGTTCAGATGCGGCTCTGATAGCGTAGGTAACAATCTCCGAAGCTTTCACCGCCTCAACAGAGTAGGACCCCAGCCGCTCGCTGTGGCTCGCTCTGGTGAGCTCTGAGGGCCTCCAGCTGTCGAGCTCTGGAGCTCTAGGGACGTAAATCGAGGCGGGCCTAGTGTTAGTAGGTCGATTCGATGATTTCAACGTAAATCAAGGTAGGCTGGGTGTTAGTAACCCGTTTCGATGATTTCAAACGCATTTGACCTGACCTATAGGGAAGGGCAGAATACTACAAGGAAGACTAGAAGAAGTAGAGTATGGCCCCTCCTATTGCTTTAAAAACAGATTAAATGCTGGGTAAGTTGAATGTTGTTGGGGCCGACGAAAGCAATAAAGGATAGACAACGCAATCATTACACAGACTTAGGGTATCTGGACCAACTATATCTCTATAGAAGTTTAGGACCATAAGCTATCCTCGCTGTATAAAGATAACCAAAATAATAATATCTGTTCATCAATAAATCTTATAGTGGTATAAGAAAAACTTATAGTGGTACAAAACAGAGAATAAAGGTTATCTATATGTATGAGTAAAGTAAAGCTACAGATTAGAATACCGCAAAGCTTATCTGATATTACACTAGAGCAGTATCAGAAGTACGTTAAGGTACTTGATGGCATCGACAAGGATGGCGAAACGGCATCGGAGTTCCTGAACTTAAAAGCACTTGAGATATTCTGTGGACTTGAGCTGAAAGAGAGCTATAAGCTCCCTATTAGTATGTTTGACGACGTGATTTATAAACTGGCTGAGTGTCTGAATGAAGATACACCACTTATCAAGCGTTTCTGGTTCAGAGGTAGCAACGGAGTTGAGGTAGAGTTTGGATTGCATCCAGACCTACAGAACTTAACCTCTGGTGAGTACTTTGACTTAGACAACTATATTAATGACTTCCAAGATATGCATAAAGCAATGGCTGTGCTATATAGACCAATAACGGCTAGCAAGGGAGATTATTATGAGATAGAAGAATACGAAGGCACAGACAAGTATGCTGGGTATATGAAGTATGCTCCAGTCAATGTAGCAATAGGTGCTAGGCTTTTTTTTTATCGTTTAGGGATGAAATTGTCAAAACATACGATAGCCTCTTCTCTGAAGGAGATGAGTCCAGAGGAGCGTTTGCAAGTAGAGAGCAAGTTTTTGGAGCAAAATGGGGTTGGTATCAATCACTTTATGCACTCGCTGGAGGGGATGTCACAAGATTTGATGAAATTACAAAACTTAGCATCCATAAGTGTTTAGTATGGCTATCCTTTGAGAAGGAGAAAACAGATTTAGAGAACAAGAGAATTAAAGACGCATATAAATGACCACTATCTACGACATAATTGAGAAGGTAAAGACTAATCTAAGGGCAAACCCTATAGTTAATACCGTGACTTTCGGCGACATCAGTCAAGTTGACCTCAACAAGACTACTATGTTTCCACTAAGCCACTTCCTACTGGGTAACGCTCAGATGACTGAACATACCATCAGGCTTACATTAAGCTTCTTATTCATTGACGTAGTAGACTACAGCAAGGAATTTAACAGCAACGACGAAGGCAATAGACAAGATGATACCAATCTGGTTGATGTTTACAATACTCAACTACAGATTGCTAATGAGCTGATTAGTGAGTTCCGTAGAGGCGACCTATACAGAGAAGGGTTCCAGATAGTAGGCGAACCAATATGTGAGCCGTTTAAGGATAGATTCGAGAATGAGTTAGCTGGTTGGTCAGTAGACCTAACACTAGACGTTTCTAATAATATTTCAGTATGCTAGGAGCGGACTTAAAGGCTTTATTTCAGTTATACGGTGAAAGGTTTGTAAATGACCTTGTTCAGCGTATGAATGATACTAATGTAAATGCTACTGGTACTGCTGCAAGAAGTTTAAGATACAAGGCAACCCAAAGAAAGCTGACTATAACAGCAGCTCAGTATTTAGGAGCTGTAGACTCTGGTCTTAACCAAAACACAAAACAACCACCTGTTAGTAAAGATGGAAAGAACCTTACAGAATTAGACAAGTGGGTACAAGCGAGGGTTCGTCCAGACTTAGACGGAAAGGACCTTAGGAAACTTTCTTTTGCTATAGCTAAAACTATAAAAAGAAGAGGAACTATAAAGCGTTTTAAGTATCAAGGAGCTGATTTGGTTGACTTTGTGCTTAATAAGCAACTAACGCCGCTAACAGAAGATATAGCAGAACATATTTTAAAGGATATTGACAAGGAGTTCAATCTCAGACTATCAACACACAAGAACATAAAGGTAAAGTAAGATGGCAACCAACATAAAAGCAAACGTAAGAAGTCCCAGATACTACGAAATGACAGGTTCTGGTTCTAAGACACTCAATCTAAAGATATGGGTGGGAGATATAGTGTCTACACCAGCTTCTAATACTTATACACTAACCAAAGATGCGGTTGGAGGTCAAGCGGTGTTTGAAATAGCTGAGTTGGTTAGAGATTATATTGACCAATCATTTACTGGTTCTTACAGCTCTGCTTCTGCTTGGGTTAAGATTAACTCTGATACAGCAATTCCTGCATTTGATGGATATGGCTACTACGACGAAGGAGCTAACTCTTCTTTAAGCACCAGAGCCTTAATCAGCAATACTACTATCTGGATTCCTCAATCTGGAACAACTAGAGTCCCTGTATATACTAGTGCATCTAGCAATGCAGTAAGTTCTGTTAAATACTACTCTGGAGGTTCTTTAGTAGAATCAGACACTATTACACCTAGCGGCTATAGTAGTGCCCAGATTGCTTATCCATCTTCTACAGCTACTATTGACGAGGTGAGAGTTTATTATAACTCAGATGCTAGCTATGACAGCTTCTCTGTTAGATATATGGACTGCTCTAAGTTCGACACTTACAAACTAACCTTTGTAAATAAGTTTGGTGCATTACAAGACCTTTACTTTACTGGCAAGTCTACAGAAACAATCTCTGTACAGAAAGATGGCTATAAGTCAAATGTACTTGACATTGCAACGCAGAGCTATGCAACAACTGACCATCAGTTTAGAGATTTTGACGTAAAAGGTCGTCAGAATATGATACTGAACACAGGAAACGTATCTGAAGACTATAACGAGCCAATTAAACAACTATTGCTGTCGGAGAAAGTATGGATGACTGTAGGTAGTGATGTTATTCCTGTGAATGTAGCAACAAACACTCTTACAATGCGTACTTCACTAAATGACAAGATGGTGAATTACACGGTAGAAGTAAACTTTGCTCACGACACTATTCAAAACGTAAGATAGATGCAGTCTATACAACTATACATAGGGACAGATAGGGTAGAAATGTTCGATGATGAGAGCGTTTCTATCACTCAGTCTATCAAGAATGTTAAGGACATCTCAAGGGTGTTTACTACATTCACTAGACAATTTACTGTTCCTGCTTCTAAGCCTAACAATAAGATATTCAAGCACTACTATAACTATGATATAGACAATGGTTTTGATGCTAGAACTAGGAAAGACGCTACTATAGAGCTTAACTACCTTCCGTTTAGAAAGGGAAAACTGAAGTTGGATGGTGTAGATATGCGTGACAATAAACCCTATGCATACAGGCTAACCTTCTTTGGTAGTGTAGTAGAGTTAAAAGACATTCTGGGAGAAGATAAGCTGCCTTCTTTGACTGCTCTTAATATAGACTTTAAATATGACCCAGATAGTATTCTAGCCAACCTAAAAAGGCTTACTTCATATAATGCAGCAGGTTCTGCTCAAGATGGATATTCACTACCACTAATTACCCATAGCCAAAGATTGTACTATGATTCTGGTAGAGAGTCTGAGCAATCTGGCAACTTATACTCTGGAGGCAGTAAGGTTCAGGGATTGAAGTATAATGAATTAAAGTATGCAGTAAGGTTAGATAAGATTATTGCTGCTATAGAGTCTGAGTATTCAGACATTAACTTTGCCTCTGGTAGTTTCTTTGACCCAGCAGAAGATACAGACATCAAACATCTGTATATGTGGTGTCACAGAAAGAAAGGCAAACTAGAAGACACTAGCGGTACAATTATACACATACCGTTTACAGGAACTGGTAGCTATTCTTACTTTACTGGAAGCACTTTTACACTAGGCTCTGCTGGAGATACATTAACATTAACTGTAACGCCAGACAATGACAACCATCCGTTTGACCTTATTATCAACAGAAACGGAACGCTGTATGAAAGAAGGTCTAATGTTACTGGAGAGCAGGTATTTACCATTACTGACAACTTGCTAATTACTAGTGGGACTTACTTTACGTTCCAATTACAAGTATATGAGCAGCCAGTTACGGCAGATGTTTCATTAGAGTTCGTTACTACAACGGCTCAGACAGATACCTACAGTCTTACTGACGAGTCTTTTGATGACACTTATAGATTCAATATACAAGAGCAGATACCAGAGATGACTATTATAGACTTCTTATCTAGTTTATTTAAGATGTTTAATCTGGTTGCTTATGTAGATGATAACGGAGATATAGACGTACAACCACTAGACACTTTCTACCAGTCTACAGAACACGATATCAGCAAATACGTTGATATTAATAAGTCTGCCATCAATTCTGCATTACCATACAAAGAAATCTTCTTTAAGTATGCAGATACAGGCACTATACTGGCCAAACAGCATTTACAGCAGATAGCTCAAGTAGAGTGGGGTGGAAATGAATATACAAACGCAGAAAACCTAGATGGAGAGATATATAAGGTAGAACCTAACTTTCATCACGCTAAATATGAGAAACTACTAGATAGCTACAATCTATCTGTAGATACTGGTATTCAGGTAGGGTACTTTGTAGATGACAACGAGGAAGCTTACTTAGGCAAGCCCTTACTGTTATTTATCAACGCTAAGTCTGGTAACAAGAATATAAAGTTTGTAAAGTTAGGAGAAACAACAGAGATTACCACTTCTAGCACGCTGAATATGCCTACTAACTTGAAGACAATAGATAGTAATTCGTCTAACAATATACATTTTGATGTAGAGCGTAACGAATATACTAATTCTGACGCTACAGGAACACTTTTCAGTAGGTTTTACAATGACTATATAGTAAATGTGTTCAACGAGAAGAACAGGCTCACAAAAGTGTCCGCTGTGCTTCCTGTAGGTAAAGTAATAAGTATAGAACTGTCTGACATTATAGTTATTAATGGAAGAAAGTATAGAATCAACTCTATGAATACTAGCTTGAAAGATGGAAGAACTGATTTTGAACTAATAAACTACTATGCTTAGACAGATAATAGACTTTTTGAATCAGTCTGACTGGATTATTGGCGACCCAGATATAGACTTTGCAAAAGGAGGGAATAAACTACCAACAACACTAAAGGAAGCTAAACAACTAATAAAACGCAACAATGGCCGACATAAATAAAACCATACTATTTGAGCTAGACCTCAAGACAGGAAAGATAACTGACCAAACTGGAAGAGCTGTCAAGAGCTTTGGTGACTTAGCAAAGCAGTATGATAGAGCTACTGCCGCAGGTAAAAGATACAACAAGGAGCAAAAAAATATAAATAAACTACAAGAGGACCAAGCTAGGTCTGCTGGTTTAGCTGGTGCTGCTGCGTTCGAATTAGGTAGAACTATATCAGATTTACCTTTCGGTATTGTTGCTATAACGAACAACATTTCTCAATTAGGAACCTTATTTGCTGCCTTAGTTTCTAACGCTGGAAGTGTTCGAGAGGCGTTTAATAAGCTTCTTGGTCAACTTATTGGCCCTGCTGGTGTGCTTATTGCCTTTCAAGCACTAACCGCTGTTTTGACTGTGTTTGGACAAAAGAGTGCTAAAGCAGAAAAGGCTGCTAAAGACTTTACAGAGTCTATTCTTGAACAGAGATTAGAGCTTCTTTTGTTGCGCAAGGAGCTTGCTAAAGAAAATCTTACAGAAGAAGAAAGAGCTGAAATATACGAACGCCAGAAACTATCTGTAAAAGATTTAGGTGAGGCCGTTAAGCTAGGTTTAATTAGCAGAGAAAGAGAACTTGAGATACTTCAGGAGCTAGAACTTATAACAGACAAAAGAAGAGAGATAGCCAGAGAAGATGTAAAGAACGCAGAGGAAAACGAGAAGATACTAGAAAGGATAATTGAACTTGAGAATCAAAGAGCAGAAAAGATTGCGGCTCAAGAAGAAGAAAGAAGAAAAAGGCTTCCTACATTAACAGCAGCTCAGGCAGCTGAAATGGAACTTGGGTTTAAACAAAAGATTGATTATATCAACTCACAGATAGCTCAGCAAGAAGAAAGGTCTTTGATGATTAACGCAAGAAAGAATCAGCTAAATGCAGAGATATCTAAGACTGTAGCTTCGTTAAACAACGAGGTTTCTAAGCTAGTAGATTCTGAAGAAAAGAGAAGTGATATTATCGCTGGAACAATAGATTACTACAACGAACAAATATCTAAACTAGAAGAAACTAAAGAGTCTACAGCTACAACGACTGAAGAGATAAAGAAGTTTAATGACGAGATAGCGTTCCTTCAATTTCAGCTTGAAGCTCTTGTTGAAGGAGAGCCTTTGAAGATAGATAATATCATCGAAACAAAAGGCATAAGCGAAAATCTTTCCGCTGTATTAGTAACTAATCTTAAAGGTAAAAAGGTATGGAAGGTAGTTAAGAAGACCGTGACGGACCAGCTAGCAGAAACGCTGGACCCAGAGCAAATGACTAAAGACCTTCAGGCTACTACTAATTTCAATGAAAACCAGCTAGACTTAGACAGGCTTTTCAAGTTGTCTGAGCAAGCAAAAAAGATAGGGGAGAAGGCAGATTTGGTCAAAAATATAGCTTCTTCGCTAAATGACATCTTATCCGCTCAGGCAGACAGAGAGATTGCTATAGAGAAAAACAAGACCACTAAACTCAATGACCAGCTCAAATCTAGGCTTGCTAATGAGCAATTATCTGCTGACGAAAGAGATAAAATCAACCAACAGATATCCAGAAACGAAGCTGCTCTTGTAGAGCGTCAGAATAAAATAGCTAAGAAGCAATTTCAGAGAGAAAAAGCGTTGAAGATAGTTATGGCTCTTGCAGACACAGCGTCTTCTGCTTCTAAGGCTTATCTGTCTCAATTCTTGCCTATACCAACGCCAGATTCTCCTGCTAGAGGTACAGCTGCCGCTGCTTTAGCTACGGCATTTGGTCTTGCACAGGTTGCAGCTCTTAGTAGAATGAAGTACACAGAGCAAGGTATGCCTACACCTAACCTAACATCTCAAGGCGGAGGTGGTTTATCAGGTGGAGTTCAAGCTCCGTCTTTTAACGTGGTAGGTTCTTCTGCTCAAAACCAGTTAGCTGCTGCTGTTGCTGGCTCTCAATCTAAGCCAGTAAAGGCTTATGTAGTATCATCTGATGTAAGTACAGCACAAGAGATGGACCGCAAGATTGTAGAGGGAGCGTCAATTTAAAACGAATATTAACTATTAAGTTATCCTTATATGGAAGTCTTTGAATTATTTATAGATGAAGAAAGCCTAGATTCAGGCATTCAGGCTATCTCTATAGTAGAAAACCCTGCTATTGAAGAGGATTTTGTGGCCCTAAAGTCACAAAAGATAGAATTAGCAGAGGTAAACAACGAAAAACGAATCCTAATGGGTCCTGCGCTTATCCCAAACAAGAAAATCTACCGTAGAAACGAACTTGGAGATGAGTACGAGATATTTTTTAGTGAAGATACCGTTAGAAAGGCCTCTCAGCTGTTTTTAAGCAGAGGAAACCAGAATAACTCGACCTTAGAACACGAATATGCCCTAAAAGGGATGTCTGTGGTCGAATCTTGGATTGTAGAGGACGAAAAGAAGGATAAATCATCATTATATAACTTAAATATGCCAAAAGGCACTTGGATGGTGTCTGTAAAAGTAAACAATGAAGAAGTTTGGGAAGAATTTGTTAAGACGGGCAGGGTTCGTGGCTTTAGTATCGAGGGCTATTTTAGCGATAACAGCAATAGACCTAAAGAAGACGTTGAAGAAGAACTTTGCGCAGATTGCTTTGAGGAACTACAAGCGGAATATGCTCTTTTAGAGGCTTTATCAGCCTTTGAAGAGGAAGTGGAGCTAGAATCTTATGGAGGTTATCCAGAGAGTGCTTCAAACAACGCTAAACTAGGTATCGAACGCAATAAAGAGGTAAATAACAAATGCGCAACTCAAGTAGGGAAAGTAAGAGCTCAACAACTGGCACGGAAAGAGAAATTCACAGTACCAACTTTGAAGAGGATTTACAGCTACCTAAGCAGAGCAGAAGCGTATTACGACCCAGCAAAGCCAGAGGCTTGCGGTACAATAAGCTACCTTCTATGGGGCGGTAAGTCAATGAAGAACTGGGTTGAGTCTAAACTTAAAGGACTAGATGAGATTTAGAAGTAGATACAACCCAAGCAGAACAAGCCCTAGAGAAAACAGAAGGGCTTGTTTGTGTAAAAACGGAAAGTATAGTCGTAAGTGCTGTAATGGCAATATGATTAATCAAGGCATAGGAAGTATTTATGGCGAAGCAGGGCTTTCCACAAGTGTTTGGTACGGATATATAATTGAAAGTTGTGATGACCAACACACGCATCACGTTCACGTTCACGACAATCCATTAGAGGTTGGTAAGACCTACTTCTTTACACTTGAGAACGGACATAATGAGTGTTATACAGTAACAGAGGAAAAGCAATCTGAAGGCTTACACACAGAGAGCGTGTCTGTTGCTTATGCAAGTTGTGCTGAATGTCAAGCAGCTAACCCATAGTTGAAAATACAACAGAATAAGTAATCAATAGTTAACCTAATATAAATTAAGTATTTATGAAAGCA